GCCTCGCTTCCATGCGGCCCGGTAGAGTTGCCCCTCGCCGCCACTGACCACGACCCGGCTGCCGAAGGTAGCCTCCAGGCTCGGTCCCCATTCCGTCTCCGATCCGAAGACCTGGTAACTGTCCTTGATTGCCTTGCGGATGTCCCGCATGTCCGCTTCGTAACTGCCGTCGATGCGAACATAGACCTCCATGAGGGGCGACGCCTCAGCGGGCACAGGAAGGGCAGCAAACTCCTCGCCGCCTGCCGTTACGTAGATCGAAGCGATGCCCGCGGCCGCGAACTGCTCGCGCACACTCTTGGGCATATCCCCGGCCTTCGTGCCGAGGCTCCGATAGGCAGCCCGTATCTTCGCCTTGACCTTGGCCACATCGCCACTCGGTATCTCCACCTTGTTTCCCCGGAACCCGCCGGAAGAGAATGCCGCGGCCGCCCGTCCGAGTTGTGCGACGGTCACCTTCTTGGAGGGTGATTCCCACAGACGCAGTTTCCAGGTGGAAGGCTTCTGCGGGTCCGGGACGTAGGCGAAGGCAGAGGCGGGATAGTCCTCGCCGTCCTCCTTCTTGGTCGCCTCCATGACGACGGAATCCGCCTGCTCCATAAGGACGCGCAACTCGGCAGCGCCCTCCTCGTCGCCGCGTTCCAGTGCCGCGCGAATCTGTGCCTCTAGGCTGTCCTTGACCGTGGCCATGTCTAACGTCTCCCCTGCCGCTTGCTGCGGCGTCTTACCGTGTCGCTTGAAGTACGCGATGACGCAGATGCGCTTCGCGTCGGCCAGGGACTTCCCAGATTTCTTCTCGCTCGCCACGCAGGCGAGGTATTCCTTGGGCATATCGCCTCTATGAGTCAGGCACGCCCGGCCAAACAGAAACCCCCCGGTCTCTCTCGATCGAGAACGAGGGGCATGAAGCTTCACGGCATGCCGCTAGCTAGGCGGCTGACCGGGCGTGTTATTCGCTTATCAGAATGAGATCAGATGCTCTCCGACTGCTCCATCAACCGCACGCCCTTGTTCGCCTCCAGTAGCGGCCGCACCGCGTCGCCTACGTGCAGCGTGACCGTACAGCCCTCTGCGTCCTTCGCCACGGACATAACCTGCACGAGTCGCCTACTCCTCTGCCCGATGATCTCGGCCGCCTGTTCGGCTATCAGGAGAATGGTGGGGTCCATATCCTCACCTCCCTATCCCTGTGCATACCGCGGCGCCATCGGACTCGGCAGGGGCGTGATCGCACCCGTCCCCGCCAACGCCCGCGCTCGCATTTGATCGAGGTCGTCGTCACTCGCCACCGCGTCACACTCGCAATGTGGGTGGGGTGTCGGCGGCAACTCCCGGCTTCCTACCGGGTAGCGTCGTCCCGCCCGCGCACGACACACCGGGCAGGGGTGTGGTCCCAGCACCCACTCCAGCATCTGTATGCCCGCCGCCAGGTAGGTAGAACGCCGCCCCTCCATCCGCGCCCGCACCGCCTCGGTCCGCGCTATGCGCTCCGCCTGCCATCCTTCCAGGTTGTCCCATACACCCCGGAGTTCGCTCCCCATGTCCACCGCCGACATGCCCTCGTCGAGCCCCTTTATCATCGCCTTGCGGACCTCGACCTGCCACTCCATCGGCACGAGCTTCGTCAGCCTGTCGCCATAGTAGCCAGCATACTGCCCCATCTCGCCGACCGCCGCGGGGTCCTTGAGTAACCAGTCCTCGGCAAAGCCCAACTGTGCCGCGGCCTTCCTCGACCCGTTCTTCATCGCGTCCTCAAAGGCTATGTGGAAGCCCTGTCGGAACTGCCCGTCCAGGCCCTCCGGCAACTCAATGGACTGCATGAGGACCCTCAGCGACCCCGTCGTTCGCTCTTCCGCCTCCAGCATCGCCTTGCCCCGGAGTTGCGCCGCCAGGTTCTGCTTCTCCGTATCGTCCAGGCTCCGCAGGTTGACGATCCGCGCCCGCCACTCCTTGCGAACGAACCGCTGCCTCTGCTCCGGCAACCCCGCCGCCCGCCGCCACAGTTCCCGCTCCCGCTCGACAGCCAGATCCGCGTCGAAGGTGTCTCGTATCAACGGCACAAGCAGCGACGGCGACGGCTGCCGATACCGTTCCCAGAAGGAAGCCTCCCACTTGCGCGCGAACGACTGGACGACTCGCAGGATAGGGAGCCGTCCTGGAAGGCTATTCGCCGCCTCAAGCAGGACCAGGGTAGTTGTGGCTGTCAGTACCGCTAAGCGCAGGCTCTCGCGCCTCTGCGTGGCTGCCGTCACCCTCTAGCTCCTTGTTCGCCATCAGTAACACCGCCGCCGATATCTCCTGCAATGACTTCGCGCGCCGCCCCAACTGTTCCTCCGCCGCCCCCGCCAACTGCTCGCCCAAGTCCCCGAGCCAACGCTCCTTCTCGTCCTCGGTCAACCCCATGTAGTGGTCGGCCACCATCTCCAGGGGCACCTGCAGGAAGTTCGCGATGATCGCCAACGTCTGCGCCCGCTTCAGTTCGATATCAGCGTTCTGCGCCGCGTCCGCGGTTGAGATAACGGGGAACTCCAGCGAGACCGGCTCCTTGATAGGGTCGTACCCCCGCAGAATCAGGTGCAGGGTTATGACGATGTTGTGCCCGTAGGCCAGCGACTTCTGCATCCCCCGGATCGTGCGGGCGAACTGGATATCCTCGTACGAGATGTTCCCGCTGCCGATAGCTGCCCGTGCCGCCTCCGCGCCCCCCAGGTTCAGGTATCGCATGGGGACGCCCAGCCTGGCCAACAAAGTCGCCCGGTGATACTCCACGTCTCTAATCACCTGGAGCTGCACGTTCGCCGGGGTGAGCAACGTAGGCCCCGAGTCGGGATAGTCCTTGCCCATGTAGGGCACGTAGAAGTCCTGCGTCGCGCTGGTGGGGTTGTCTCGGGTCGATGTGCCCTGGGTTGCCGAGAGGACCCGTCGGCGCGTCAACTTCTCCGCATACCGTTTGACCGCCGCCTCCTGCTGGTCCCGGTCCATGCGCTCACTGACCGGCACTCGATGCACCATCCGGTCCATCGCCCGTTGCCGCCGCGCCTCGACCATATCGTCTTCCATCGCGGCGAGTCGGATGTACTCCCGCTCGCATTGCAGGATGCCCCGCCCATACGTCTCGTCGGGGTCGATAGGATAGGTGTAGTGGACGACCTGCCACTCGGCGAAGGCAATACCGCTGCCGTCCTGCTTGTAGTACGGCCGCTCTTCCCAGGGCGGGTCCAGGGGAAGCCCCTTGTTATCCTCGCGCCGCCACATCTGCTGCTCAGGCAGGAGCTTGTACCGCACGACACGCCCCCCCGCCGGGTCCAGCACGGGCTCGCGCATCTCGTTCCCGTAGGCGGCCAGTCGCCGTGCTATCCCACCGCTTCGCTCCCGTAACTTGATGGCGCTGCAGAGGAGTTCTACTTCCTCGGTTATGCGGTCGTCCTCGCAGTGAACCTCGAAGGCGTCCCGCGCGTCTCCCTCATCCTCCGGCGCCGTCGCCACGTCCGCAATCACATCGAGCGCCTTGGATATCAGCGCCGACTCCTCGGCCATGCGCCGGCGAATCGAATGCCGCTCTTCCCGGTTCTGGCTTACCCGCCACCGTCGCGTTAGACTCGTGACGAAGTCGGAATCGACAAGGCCGACCTCGCCCGCACCCGGTTCCGTGGGAGAGGCCCCGAGCTGGTCGATGGTAGGCCCGAAATATGGAGACAGCGCCCTAGCGAGGCGCTGCCCAATACTCCGTTGGATTGCGGAGATTAGTCCCATGCGCGGCCCCTAGACATATATCTCGAATGCCTCTGCGAACTGCCCCACCGGCTCCTGCCAGAATGCCATCACTACCGCGTCGCCATCGTCGGTAGAGCGCCCGATCCGCTTGCGGATGTCGTCCTTGCTCTCTACTCCCACCCCGCTCGATGTATCGCGCCAGTGTGGTGCCGTCAGGTCCCCGGTCAGCAGATCATTGAGAGGCAGTGCGACGCCCTGTGCATTCGCCGGGTCGAGTAGCTCCCGCATTGTCCACCAGGCGGCGGAACGCTTATTGCGGAACTTGATCTCCCCAGAAAGGTCGCGCATCTTCGTGCCCTCTGACGCGCTGAATGCCACTACGGGCAGTTCGAGTTCGCGCAGCCTTGCCACTACCCCTGCCCCGATGCCTATAGCATCCACGACGGCCTCAACCTTGTGTTGCTCCTGAATGCCAGCAATGCGTCCCGCCATTCCCATCGTATCGCGCTCGTTCGGTCTATCCAGTTTGCGGATCGCCATGCCGTGACGCCGCGCGATGCTATTGTGGTCCTGACCGCCATCGGCTATATCGCAACCGAGTCGCGTCAGTGGCCCCCACTCCCCCGACTCCTCCAGCGCCTTCCAGCGGTCATTCGCCGCCTCTACCCACGAGAGCGGAATGACACCGTCTGCCTCGCTAGAAGCGAACTCGCCCAGGACGCGGTTCTGGTATACCGCCGACTCCTCGCCCCACTGGAGTAGCCGCTGCTCTGCCCACTCCTGGGATACCCGCCCAGCCACGATGCAGTCCTGCAGGGTGACGTGCTTTACCCACCAGTCCTCATACCCCGGCTTGCGAGCATGGATATCGTAGAAGCGCCCGACAGGCTCGCCAGGGGTGCTAATCGCCAGCGCCATACAGTCGCCCGAAGCGAGCGCACCCTCTGCCGCGTCCCACGTCTCCATCGGGATTGCCTTCGCCTCGTCAAACACGTACAACAGGCGGTCCGCGTGGGCCCCCTCGATGAGGTCCGGCTTGTCGGAGGCCGCGGCGAATGCCTCGCCATTGCTGAGCTTCAGCATCTGGATTAGGAGTTCTGTCCGCTCGTCGAAGCGTCCACGCCCTACACGATCCCACCGCAGACGACGAACCCATTTGTGTATCTCCGGCCAGAGGTAGTGCGACAGTTGTCTCCACGCAGAGGCGGTCGTAACGACCTTCCAGTCGCCCTCCACGCAGTTGCGGGTCAAGCCGAACCAGAGCACCACCCAGGCGGCGAGGGCGGTCTTCCCGAGTCCGTGGGGGCCTCGCAGGGCCGCGCGCCGGCGCGCAGGTAGTTCCCTCAGCACGTCGAGCTGGTCTGGTGTCGGCCCCTCACCCGGTTTCCAGGTGAAGCACTCCAGTACGAAGCGGTCGGGGTGGTCGGCGTACACCTCAGCGAAGCGCGGGGCCAGCACCGCGTCCAGGCCCTCGATCAGGGCCTCTATCGCCGCGGGGTTGTCGCGCACCGCCTCCAGAATGTCGGGGGTTGCGGTCATGCCTCGTCCGTCTTCTCCTCGTCGGGTAGCAGGAATATTGCGGAATCATCGCCGCCCTGTAGGCAAATCTGCCTGGCCTTTGCTGAGAATGTTATCGACACCTCCTTGCCGTCCAGCACGAAGGACTGCGTACCAGGCAAGGTTGCCATGATGACCTGAGGGGTTCTAGCCTCGTCCCCCAGCAGCGCGCGGACCTCACGGAATGCCGCGGCCTGTTCCTGCGTGAAGCAGTTGTGGCCGCCCATTCGTTTCGCGAACTCCCGCACGGCCTCGCGGAAGGGGTCTATCGGTCCGCTAGTTTCCTCATCGCCCCCTCGTGCTTCCGTAACCACCGGGCCGCTTGTTGAGGCACCGACAGTTCCATCCCAGGTCTCAGTTGTCCGAAAGGGCGGCGCGGCCTCGTGGAGGGGGTCGGGTTCCGGGGTCCGTGCTATCCGACGCCATGCTATCTTGTCCCCATGCCTCAGCCCTAAGACGGCAAGGTTCCCCCTGTCGATGCTAACGCTCTCGCCCTTGCGGATGTGCAGCAGGCAGAAGCCGTCCTCTCGTTCGTTGCTACAGTCAACCTCTGCCACAGCCTCCTTCTCGCGGAGGGGGTCTTCCCCTACCTCGTAGCACAACGACCAACCGTGCGGGAAGACCTGGTATGGCATGGTACATTTGACATACGAACGATCAGGCTCCCTGGCTTCCTTCTGTGCCGCTATCCGCTCGTCCACCACCGCCTCGATGTCGGAACGGGCCACGTATGGTTTCCCATTGCTCCACACGCGCTTGTCTGGATATATCGCATCGGCTTCGTTGTGGTGTCCTGGGCAACACCCTTGGTAGACCGGAATCCGCTCGTCGTTCTCGCTCACTTCGCCTCCGCCTTTCCGTTCAGCCCGAGCAGCTCTTCCCGCAGCGCCAGCATCGCCGTCGTATCCATGCCCATGAGTTGCCCCGCTATAATCGTCGCCAACTCCTCGACCCGCTTCTCTGCCGTCTTCGGCTTGCCGTCATCGTCGGGCTGGCCGAGTTGTGCTACCCGGTAGAGTTCGGAGCCGACCTTCAGCCCGTCGCCAGTGAGCTTGAGCAAGTCAAGTACGCCGGGGGTGACTGTCTCGGTACGGTTGAGGGTATCGCCGGCCACAACCTTGACCCGATGGAGCTTCAGTTGCTTGAGTTGCTCCGGGTCCTTCAGTACCGCGAGAATCTGCATCGCGAGCAGCCGCGCAATCGTGCGGAGGGTGACGGCCTCAAGGGTAAGCAACTCCCGCTGCTGGACCCGCTCGGCCGCCTTCTGCTCTACTGCCGCCGACTCTGCCCGTAGCTCGGCATGGCGAAGCAGATACTCCTGGTAAACGTCATAGGCTCCACAGCGCTCAAACCAATGGAATCGACTACTCCACCTGCGCCATTGTCCACGTACCGATTCCAGATAGGCGGCCGGTCTGTCATGTGTCCTGTATCGACGCTGTTGCCGGGCGCGTTGTGGGGCATTCTTGGGGCAGTCCCCTATCAGATACACTTTCACGCCCTGCCGGATCGTGCGTTCTGGCCCCAGATTTCGCACGTAGCAGAAGGCCGCATAGCACCGACTCGGCTCGCCCGCTCGTCTCTCCCAGGGCTGTCTTTGCGCGGCGTCAGGCACTTCCGTTCTCCCGTCTCGCCACGTACCGCTCGTGCGTCTCGCAGAAGTCGCTGCCCGGTATCGCCCACTTCTTGCACGGCTTGCCAGTCGTTATCACGAATCCCTCGCATCGTCTATGCGTCTCCGGCGGCGGCCGGCGCAGTCTCCGCTTCCCCACGTTCTGCACCGTCAGCAACCTCTCTACCCTCTCCCGCGTAGCGGCGAACGGCTCCCGGCTGTACCTCGCCAGGTCTATCTGCCGCTGCCACAGGGCGCCGAGGGAGAGGCTAGGCATGGACCCGCTCCGCCTTCTCGCCGGTCA